ATTAATGATTCAAAAACACTCGTTGAGGACGCTTGGAATTGGTCAGCTCTGAACACCACAGTCTCTATAGACACTGTTGTTGACCAAGATACTTATTCTTTAACTGGTATTACACCTCGTAGTCAGCTCATTGACTTGGCTAATCTTAGCACTAGCAACTATTTACGATATATGAATAGTCAGCAGTTGCGTAAGAACAAGTTACAAACAAGCAACGATGCTGGCTCTCCTGCCTACTACACCTTCAATGACGTAGACGCTAACGGTGACATGGTTATTCAAGTGTTTCCTAAGCCAGATTCTATTGCTACCTTGGAGGCTAATGTTGTCAAGCGCCCTGCTGATCTTGTGGATGACAACGACAAGCTAACTATTCCTGCCTACCCTGTTACTCAACTTGCTTATGCCATGGCTATCCAAGAGCGTGGTGAAGCAGGCGGTATGAGTTCAACTCAACAGTACACCATCGCTCAACGTGCTATGCAAGATGCTATTGCCTTGGATGCCGCTAAGAGCCCTGAAGAAACTATTTGGAGTGTTACCTAATGGCACAACCGCTACAAAGTATTGCTATTCAAGCTCCGGGCTTCTTTGGGCTAAACACCCAAGACAGTCCTACCAGCTTGTCTGAGCAGTTTGCCTTGGTAGCTGATAACTGTGTCATTGACCAATTTGGTCGTATTGGTGCCCGTAAGGGTTGGAAGTATCTCACTACTGGATCTACAGGGACTAACCTAGACCGTATGTTTGAGTACACCAAGAATGATGGTACGTTCGAAGTTATCAGTGTAGGCAACAACCGTGTCTACAAAGGCACCACAACCCTAACAGAGATTACACCGGCTGGTGCAACTATCACAGATAACAACTGGTCAGCAACCAACCTCAACGGTAAACTGTACCTGTTTCAGTCAGGTCATAAGCCTTTGGTGTATGATGGTACTACTTGTGATGAGATTGAAGATAATGCCGACTATAGTGGCACTGTACCGCAAGCTAACGTCTCTCTATCAGCGTATGGTCGCTTATGGGTGGCGAACACTGCTACTGACAATCACACTGTGTATTGGAGCGACTTACTTACTGGTGTTAAGTGGGACACTGGCAGCAGTGGTTCTATTGACGTTTCTAAAGTATGGCCTAACGGCACTGACGAAGTTGTTGGTCTAGCCAGTCACAACGGCCTGTTGTTTATCTTTGGTAAACGTCAGATCCTAATCTATCAAGGCGCTCAAGACCCAGCAACAATGAGCCTTGCTGACACCATTGTTGGCTTGGGCTGTATTGCTAGGGACAGTATTGCCAAGACAGGTAATGACCTTGTGTTCTTGACTGACCAAGGTGTACGAAGCCTGAACCGTACCATCCAAGAGAAGTCTGCACCGATGCGTGACATCTCTAAGAATATTCGTACTGAGTTCACAGCCTTTGTTCAGTCTGAGACAGGCGAGATCTTTAGCGCTTACAGTCCTGAAGAAGCCTTCTACATCCTGCACCTGCCTGAGCAGAACACTACATTCTGCTTTGATGTACGTACACCCTTAGAAGACGGTGCTTTCCGTGTTACAGAGTGGAACGGTATTGACCCTCGCTGTGCCCTACGTACCTCTGACGGTAAGTTCCTGATCGGTAAAGAAGATGGTGTAGCTCAGTATGATGGTTATCAGGATAATAATCAAAGCTACATCATGCGTTACTTCACCAACTACCTAGACTTTGGTGCGGCATCTCAGCTGAAGCTGCTGAAGAACCTGAAGGTAAGCATCATTGGCGGTAGCGGTACACAGGCCACCTTGAACTGGGGTTATGATTATGCCTACAGTTATAAGAAGCGTACATTTACACTACAAGAACAAGAACTAGCTGAGTACGGTATTGCTGAGTACGGCTTGGGTGAGTTCAACGCTGGTGTCTTGGTTAACCGTCCCAGCGTTAACGCCTCTGGCGGTGGTCAAGTGGTACAGCTTGGTATTGAGTCTACTATTGATGGTAGCCCTGTTTCTATTCAGCGCATTACAGCGCAAGCCCTAATTGGAAGAGTATTATGAGTAACTATACAAAGACAACTAACTTTGCAGTTAAGGACGGGCTTGCTTCTGGCAACCCTAACAAGATCATCAAAGGTAGTGAGATTGATTCTGAATTTAACAACATTCAAACAGCAGTGGCTACCAAGGCTAACACAGCCAGCCCTACCTTTACTGGGACTGTTACTGCTCCTACTGTCACCGTCACTGGTACTTTGACAGCAGACACTATTGACGGAGGCACATACTAATGAGTTTGTTGGACACTGTAGGACAGCTAGGCACAGCTAAATTAGCTTATGATATGCCTCAAAGCGCTATCGACACCCTACGCCAATCTGGTCAGGCTTTCCAGTCACAAGCACAACAACTAGGCGAGACAGCGGCTTCTAAGACAGCGTTTCAGCCCTTTGCTGTTCGTACCGGTCTTGGCTCTGCACAGGTAGGTCAGCAGGGAGGCTTAGACATCTCTGGTACGGCACAACAGCAGGGCATTACTAGCAACCTAATGGGTCAGGCACAAGCGTTGTCTGGACAGGCTCCTGTGACCTCTCAGAGCCTATTTGAACAGCTCAGTACCATGCGTCAGCCTGAGATGGATCGTGCTCGTCTGGCTATGGAGAATCGCTTAGCCGCTCAAGGTCGTCTTGGTGTTAACACTGCCGCTTATGGTGGTACACCTGAACAGCTGGCTATGGAGAAGGCTTTCCAAGAGCAACAGAGTGCTGACCTGTTCAACGCTTTGCAGTTGGCTCCCCAGCTACAGGGACAGCAGACACAGAACATTGCAGGCTTGTTAGGCACTAGCTTCCTGCCACAACAACAGACACTGAGCGCACTAGATATAGCATCACCGTTTGCACAGCTTGCTCAGTCAGGTCGTCAGGGTGAAGCAGAAGCATTGTACAAGTCAGGTATTGCTGGCCTTGAAGCACAGGCTGGTGCTGGTCTTGGTGTTGCTAACATTGAGCAGGCACGAGCACAGGCGTTTGGTAACGCTTTGCAGGGCTTGTTTGCCAACCGTACTGCTGAAGGCGATGCTTACACGTCAGCGGCTCAGACAGCTCTTGACAGCTTGCTAGGTCTGTTTGGTGATGACTCTGGAGCGGCAGGAACAAACATGACAACATCAGGACTTGCTAATCAGTATGCGCTGTATGGGAGTGGTCAATAATGGCTAATCAATCATTAATTGCTGACTTGCTAAAAACGCCTAGTCAGATTCGTAAAGAACGTGAAGAGCGTCTGCTTACTGAAGGACTAGCTCAGGCTCAGTTGTTCAACCAAGGCAACCGTCTTGGTGGTGTTGGTGGTATGTTTGCTGGCTTCGGTGCGGCACAGGCCGCTAACGTAGGTCGTGGTATGGATCAGGCTGTTACTGCTCTACGTGATGCCGCATCTAGCGCTACAGGACAGGACTTCCGCCGTGGTGAAGAGCGTCTAGCTGGTGAAGCACAGTCTATCATGCGTGGTGTTGATACTAACAATCCTCAGTCTATGTTGGCTGCTGCTAATAAACTAGCAACTATTAATCCTCGTGCTTCTGAAGCTCTACGTCAGCGTGCTCAAACGCTACAGGCTTCACAGGCTAAGGCGAAATCTGAAGACGAATTAAATGAACTAAGGGTTCAAAAACTGCGTGCTGAAATTAACAGGCTTAACACTCCAGAGCAGATGTCTGCAAAGGATAGAGCTAATTTAGCAAAAGACTTTACATCCGCTAGTGTTGCTGAGTATCTAGAAACTGGAAATGTCAATGATTTGCAATACCGAGTTGACCCAGCTAAGTCAAACTACGTAGTACTGAAACAACAGACAGGCGTTGACAGAAACGGCGTACCTACCTTTAACGAGTACTTGGTTGATAAGTCCCAAGTAGCGGACATCACTGGTGGCTCTGCCGTTGTTAGTGTTGGTGACTTGACAAGAGGTCAACAGCCGTCGCCTTCTACATCACAAACAACTGCGGTAACACCACCGCCACAACTAACTGCTGAAAAAATTAATGATGACATTAGCATTTCTAGCTTCTCTACAAAAGTACAAGAGATGCTAAATCAAGCAGGAGTCACAGAAGGTACTGGTTTAGATATCCCGCCTGTTCCCGGCTTTAAGCCTAAGGAGAATGTAGAGGCTAGGTATGATGGATTAAGAGATGTTAGCCAAGCAGAAACCTTAATTAGGGACGTTTTCAGTCAAGACTTTGAGGATGTAGCTGGCGTTACCAACTGGGTTAAACGAAAAGCAGAGTGGGCCACTGACGGCAGGCTTGCTCCTATGGGCGCTCGAATGGAAAAAGGAGCCATCCAACGTGCTATTGCGGCGGCAAAACTTCTTGGTGTAAACCCTACAGACAAGGACTTTAGGAAAACTATGGAATCTGCACCAACAGGTAATGATGGTGTTAGTGTTTGGCAAGACTGGACTGAAAACAGCTTCATTCCCGAACTTCTTGATAAGTTAGAGTCAGAGCATGGTAAAGACTCTCAAATCTATAAGGGCACTAAGGCTTACTTAGACGATTTGATCGAGGAAGTCAAGACCACTGAAGAAGAACCTAAAGTAGTTAACTGGAACGAGATGTAAAATGGCTGATACTAAAGATGTAAAACTACCTAACGGTACTATCATTAAAGGTGTCCCTGTCTCAGCTACAAAGGAAGAGGTTAAGGCTAAAGCTATCTCTTCTGGTTTAGCTACTGAACAGGACTTCACAAGTTTTACTGCTGGCGATGCCTTTGTGTTTGGCTTAAAAGAAGGCGGTAATCGTCTGCTTGAGGGTGCAGGTCAGATTGGAATGGGGCTTGGTGAAAAAATGGGCTTAGTTTCTCCAGAAGAGAGGGCTGAGTATAACGCCAAAATTCAGCAAGAAAGGGCCGAGTACCTAGACAACCCTATGGCTGACTCAGGCTGGGCAAAAGCAGGGCAGTTTATTGGTGAGGTTGCGCCTACAATGGTGGTGCCCGGAGGTGCTGTAGGAGGTCTTGTTAGAAAAATAGGAACTTCTGCATTGGCTGGCGCTGGTACAGCAGGTGTAATGCCTACAGAGTCTGGTGCGTTGTTAGACAGCGAACGAGCCGCTAATATGCTGGCAGGCGCTGCTGATAGTGGCGCAGGCTCCGCTGTTCTTCAAGGTGTTCCTGCGGCTGTTCAAGCAGGAAGAAACATTTTGGGCGGTGGAAAAACACAAGTAAGACGGATGGTAGGTACTGAAGACCTCGACCCTAAAATTACCTCTGTTGCAAATGAGTATGGGATTAAGCTAACGCCTGCTGAAGCATCTGGGCTACAAGAAGTTGCTAAGTTTGAAGAGTCATTGAGTACTGCTAGTGTTGAAGCGTCCAGAGAGCTTGGTAAGTCTATTCGTGGTCGCATGGGCAAAATAGATGCCATGACAAACGACTTGATGGAGGCTATTGTACGAGATGAGCCTGCTGTAGCTGTAAAACTTAAAGAAGGGTATGGGCGGCTATCCCAAATAAAACTAAAACCAGAGGCCAAAAAGCAACTGTTTAATTTGGAAGTGACTAACCCTCAGACAGGCGCTACGATTAACTTGGGCAAACAAGTTGGAGAGCCTTACTATAAAAAGATGTTAAAAGACTCTGCTTGGGCGGGAGAGTTTAACTCATACCCTAAAGATAGCTTGATGCAGTTAGACGTGTTTAAGCGTTATCTTCAAGAGCAAGAAAAGAAAATGTTTGACGCAGGCAAAGGCAAACTGTCTAAGAACATTACGGACTTTAGACAGTCTATGGTTGCAGGTATGGATGATTTGTCACCCAGCTACGCACCGACAAGGCAGCTAGCTCAGCTATCTATTGCACGAAAGTTCTTGCAGACAGAACGTGATAAGTTAAAGGTAACTCAACGGGCCTTGACTGAGGGCGGTGAAACTATTGACGTTATTGACCCTGTAGAATTTTACAAGAAAACATTTAAGTCAGAAAAAGACTTCAACGAGCTTTCACGTAAGTTGTCTGCGTCTCCAGAGGCAGTTAAGAAGTTAGGTCAGCTTAGAACTATTCTAGGCGCTATTGAAAACAGCCCTATTAACCGCCAGATGACAGGCGCCTTGGAGCAATCTCCGCAGCCTGCCGGTGGTGGTGTCGGCGGTGTAGGTGCGGCGGCTACTTTGAGTTTCTTGGACTTCTATCAGCGTAAGCGTAGCTCAGATATGATTAACTACATCACCAATAATGACTGGTCTTCTGATCTTCTGGAAAGTGTAGAGCCTTCTGCTTTACAAAAGGGATCTGTAGAGGCATATAACCAGCTAAGTAAACTACTGAGTCGAGTAGGTGCCACTACACAAGTAGACCAAGAGCCCTTAAGACGTGATCCAGAGACAGGCGAAGTGATTATCGAGATTACTTACTAAAACTAAAAAGGGGACAACGCAGTCTACGTTGTCCCCTTTTTTTATTCCTCCATCTCTGTGAAGACATCGCCCCATAGGATAGTGAAGAACGGTACTTGTAATACCCAGCCTTCAAAGTAAGCCAGCGTTGCTGGTGTGTCCTCCTCAAAGCTAATGCCGACTGGCCGTGATGAAGCTACCTCGATATCAAGACCGAAGCCATTACGCATCTCTACTAAAAACATCTTAATCGTCCCATCCCCATGACCCTTCCATATTATCATTGCTGTAGTCAGTGACAGTACCCTCAAAGAAGTTCTTGAAGCTATCACCACTAACAATCCAGTCCAACCAAGGCAGCGGATTCTCTTTGACGTTCCAGTTACCTTTGAAGCCTAAGCCGATCAAGCGTCGGTCGGCGATGTAACGAATGTACTGTTTCACTTCCTTGGCTGTTAAGCCTTCAACGTCCCCCATCTCAAAAGCAAGATCAATAACCTTATCTTCTAAGGCTACAGCACCTCGGAACATCTCGTAGATATCTTTCTTAAACTCATCAGTAACAATCCTTGGATGCTCGTCACAGAACTCACGGAAGAGCTTTGTCATGCCG